CGCCTGTGCTTAATGTCATAGCGGTAGCTGGTGCTGTTATAGACGCAGTTCCGGTAATAGTAACAGATCCACTACTTATAATCAAGTTGTTTCCAGATGCTGTAATATTAGCAGATCCTGACACCGTAACGTTCCCCGTTCCTAAAGTTAATGGTGTTTTAGGTGCCTCAAGATTTGCTGTACCAACTATTGTTACTGTTCCAATACCAAGTGTAAGGGGACTACCTGTAACTACCTCTGTAACTGCATCAGCTGTAATATTAGGATTACCTATACTAGCAACTAAATTATTACCTGTAACTGCAATAGTTACTACATTGTCCGCGCTTACTTGCGAAATGGGAAATTGTGATATTGCGTCAAAACCTAAATTCATAAATAATCCTTAAAAATAATTAAAGTTAATTACCATTCTGTTATTACAATCTGTGCTATTAGTTCCATAATGTTCTAATGTAGAATCAAACAGAACCATTCTATTTTTTTTACTTTTTACTTTTTCGTCTTTAATCATTGTATATCCATTATTGGTATTAACATAATAAATGGCAACTTTACATTTATATAATTTATCTTTGTGTGGTTCATATTCTATTAATTTATTTGAAATAGGATTAAGATTTGCTTTAATTCTTATTAAAGATAAATAATTAAGTTTTGTTAAAATAGGTTGTAATGCATTGAAATAGTCAGAGTTGACTTTATCGTTGTTATAAAAACTATGAGTAAATTGATAATTAAATAATTTTTTTTCTACAGGAGAGCTTTTATAACCATTAAAATACCAAGGAAAATAATCACTGGTTAATAAACTATAAATATCAATGTATTCTTTTTCTGATAAGAAATTTTCTTTAATTTGTAAACTCATAAATAATCCTTAAAAGGAGGCAGTAGGTATGTGGTGGTGTACTGCCCCCATCTAAGGATTATATCACTTTTTAAACCAGGCTGGAAGTCCTAAATGTGGTCTTCGATCATTGATGTTTTTGTCTGCATCTTTAGATTTTTGATTATTATAATGTAAAAAAACCTGACAACAATCATTGCCTTGAAACTCTTCTCTCCAATGTTCCAATTCCATACCTTTATAGACTAACATATCTCCAGGTTTTAAATTAACTCTAACACCTTTGTTATCGCTAGACACGGTTATTTTTTTACCATCGGGTATACCGACATTCTTTTTAGGTTCTAAATAGATTGGCCAAGGATCACCACCAAGATTTAATGTTGTAGATATTTCACAACTAAATCTATCTTTGTGTCGGTGCAGTACATCTCCTGTTTTATATATTCTTGCATAAGAATATGTTGGATTTAATTTTAATCCTGTTTTCTTTTCCATTACAGGTAAAGTTCTCATCAACAAAGTTTCCATAGCTAAATCTGCATAGTGAGAATAAGTATTAGGAACTTGTTCATCCTCCCACGTTCCCCACTCCTGTGTAAATCGAGAGATATATCTTGCATCAAATAAACTTCTTGCAACAGTTCTTTTTAATAAGAAGTAATTATATACAAATGTTGCTATCTCTTTTGGTACAGCTTCTTTAATCACACAATATTTATTTTTTTGGAAGCTCATTTTTGTTACTCCTTTCTTTTGATATTGCTGTTTCAACAACTTTAATGTTCCAATGTATAAATCTAAAAGGTTCTAAACCTGGGTCTACCGCATATTCGTGTGGGACATAACCAGGAAAAATAATCATCGTGCCTGGTTTAGGTTTGTAATTTACCATACTTGTACCCATTGATATTTGTTTGTCATCTTTTAATGGTAGCTTTGTCATTATTGAACCTGGTCTTGGATCGTGAAATATTGGATAGGATGTTTTTTCGCTGCATTTTAAAAAGTAAAATCCTGATACGTGTTGATTCCAATGTGCGTGAGTTGAATGATGTCCTCCGCCTTTTTCACTAAATTCCTGCACCCAAAATTCTGTAAAATGTAAACTATGGTTTTGTAAATTAAATCCTGACCAGTCTAAAAACTCATAAGATCGTTGACCTATAAATTGCACTAAATCTTTTACTTTAGGATCATTCGAAAAACTTTCACTATGTTTAGATAAACCAAACGTGCCAATATCTTTTTTCCATTTAGGCTCATCTTTTAATTTGTCCTTAAGAAGTTTATCAGCTTTTTTAATATATTTATCTGTTACTTTAATTGCGTTTTTTAAAAACATTGGTGCTTCTGCAACCCACACTGGTGTTTGAAAATAAAAATGAGATTTAAAATCTACGTGTCCTTTTGGTTTATTGCTGCCGCCTTGTATCATATTATTTAAAAGGATAACCTAGATTCCATATTACTAGACTATGCCTTACTCCTTTCGTTACTGGTTTGACTCTATGCCATACAAAACTAGGAAATACAACCACAGAGCCTTTTGGTAATATTTCTGTGCAAGTTCTCATTGCACGTTTTTTATCAGGATCTTCATTCCTAAAATCAAACTCTAACTCTCCACCTTTGTATTCTTTTGGATCTGTTAACGTTACCGTTATAGATAATTTCCTAATCTTACCTTTTGTTGGACCTTCTTCCACATAAGGTTTATCCCAACTATCGCAGTGCCAATCATAATACTGACCTTTTTTATAAATAGTAAACTGACAAGATTCTGACCAATCCCATTCAAAGTTCCAACCTGCATTTTTATTTGCCATGTGAACATAAGGATGTATTTCTTTGTATATCCAATGATCATTCATCCAAACAATATTTGAGTCTCTTTTCTTCTGTAGATTTTTTATTTCTTCCTCATTCAAAGGGTTCTTATCTAAATCTCGATCTCTACCCATACCACCTGTAATGGCCATAATTTCTCTTTGTTTTTCAGCTTTACCATATTGCACGATCATATCACAAATTCGTGGTGGTATAACTCCCTCAAAAAACCAATAGTAATTAGATATATTCATAAGTAATAGTTAAAAAAGTATTTAATCTTTTAGATTTATTAGGAGGTATAAAATATTTATTAGTGCTTGGAAACATAACAAATTCATTATTTTTTAATGGTTTATGCCAATCTCTACCTTTTCGTCTGTTATCATCATATTCAATAACAACTCCTGTTTCCTTATCTTCTCCTAAATCCACACCATAAATTAAAGTGTAGTCAGGTGAATTTCTTAAATCAACAGGATCAATAGTGTTTCTTGTAAAAGATTTTTGATTATAATCAAAAACATTTCCCCAAATTAATTTAGGAATTAAAGTAAAATTATATTCTACTTTAATGTGATCTCTTATATAATCTTGTAGCCATTGTAGGGGTTGAGAAAAAGGAACTTTATAATCAGTGTAAGCGTAGGATCTTTTGTTATTGGTTAATCCTTCGTCCTTAATATATGAATTTATAATATCGTTTTTAATTTTAGTGCGGTTAATTTCAAAACCTTTTGGCATATCAATTTTGCCATAATACAAATCTATTTCAGATAATACTTTCTTGTGCATACCACCACCAGCTATAAATTATGCTGATGGATCTGTCAAGTCCCAAGATTGATTGGCTTCATTCCAATCATATCTTTGCATATTATTTGCTTGTTCTTCTGTTAATGCTGGAGCATCACCTATTGGTGATTGCCATCTTGCTTCTGCCACATTTAAAGTCCAACTAGCATAAGGTTTTTTAACAATGAAAATATCGTTATCTTCATCATAAATCATACCTATACCTGCGTAATTACCTCTTAAAGGTGTTCCGCCATTTTTGTGTTGTCCACCTACTGTATTGTAAGATGTTTTTTTCCATAGAGGCCAGCTGTGAATTCTTTCCAAAAACTGTCTACCTACTTCTTCATCTTCAACACCATCAGCATTTTGACAATCTTTATCAGCTACAACGTGAACCGCTATAACTTTATTGTTTGCTCCTAGTTTTGCGTAATGTGCCATAATGTTTCTCCTTATATATTAATTTTAATTATCATTCAACTATTGAAATTTATACCTTATCATTACTATACCACTTCCACCAGTACCTGAATCATTATTTGGAGACGGAGCATAACCAGCTCCTCCACCACCACTTCCTGTATTAGCAGTCCCATTACCACCATTTTTATTTTTTCCACTTCCTGGTTGAGGGCCGTGATTTGGCACACCACCAGCACCTCCACCATTAGCACCAGGAGCTTGTGTTCCTGGAAATGGTGTATTAGCATTTGATCCACCGCCACCTCCTCCAGCAAAATATCTTGTACTACTTACTGGACCTGAAGTTCCGTAACTTGGTGCTGTTGGTCCAACAAATGGATCAGCAATATAACTTCCAATTCCACCTGGTCCACCATTAGAACCTGGTGATTGTGATCTATCGCCACCTGGTGCTCCAGCTCCGCCACCCCCTCCACCTGCATGAGGTACTGGA